TATCAAGTACTTCCTCATTCGTTAATAGCATTTTAGTTCTCCCATAATTTACAGTTAAAAGACATGACCCCAACCACAACCCCATTGTGCAACACTTTGGGATTGATCCAATTGCCTGAGCCTATAAAGTTGTCAGTCTGAAAATCTTGTACTAATAACCGAAGACCTTCCATGCTTTCAGATGCTAGCACAGTAGTCGGGACACCCATTAACGGCTTGTCAGGGTCTTGGAATCTGTCAGGGTTTCCGCAGGTTTTAATTGTGATTGAATACATTATTGCCCCTCCTTTTTAAAATTCCACATAACCGAATCTTTTAAGTCTTCGATATATCTAGCGACATCACTCGCGGGGAAATGCTCGAATGGCGACCAAATATAGATATCCTTATCTATCAGGTCATTGTCGCTATCGTTTAATAGTGCCTCGATTACCTCATCATAAGACATACTATCGGGCGAGTTAGAGAGAAAATTAGCCAATGCGATATTCTCTGCTTTCGTTTGAATCTCTTCGTTAGTCATTTTTAATGCTCCTTTGATTAGTCTAAGTCCCACGGTTTAAAAATCATGATAACCCCGGCACAGCCTAGCAATAAGACAGCGATACTTGCATATTCTAGCATAGTCATTTTAAAGCCTCCTTTTATTTAACAGCCTTGATTAGCCCGTTTTCCATCGTGACATTAGCGAAAAATTCCCCACCCAATCCCGTCATGTGCGGACGGTTAGCCCCAGTCAATACACCATTAGGCCGATACTCTTCGCCGAACATACTCGTTTCAATATAGCGCAATGGCTTGCCAATATTTTCTTTCAGTACTTTTTTACTTGGATATTTAAATACTAACATTTTTAAAGCCTCCGTTTAATGTTGATGATAAGATACATTCGCAATAGTACGATCCCAGCAAGCTCTACAATCTTGGCACTTGTTACCCTGCGACTGTGCTGGGCAGCTATAACCCTCTGCCTTGCCTTGATTATGAACCGTGCTCGTATGATCAAAGCCTAAGGGCGCAGCAGCGTCAACCATTGCAGCCGATACCCGAACCACAAGATTAGCAGGGAATGCCTGAAAAGTCCTTAAATATTGGTTAACTAAGCCTTTTTCACGGGTAGGTAGCCAGAATGATACATTGGGCAAAGCCTCCGCAATCTTAACGATATTGAGTAGATGTTGAAAACTCTGAAGATCGCCCGAATCGTGCCATCTAAAATAAGACTCGCCTGAATTGCCGATTAAGTAAATCATTGCTTCGGGCCATTGCGGATCAGTTAGCCCAGCGACTCGCTTGGCATGGGCAGCCTTAACACTTGGGTATGAATAGTTGGCTTTGAGGGCATAGCAGCCCTCGCAAGTGCTGCCCTTAATCTTCGCAAGTGCTGCGCCTACCTTGCATAGAGTGGCACTGATACCGTAGGACAGCCCAGGCATTTTAGAGGGCTTGCCTAAGCTGCCCGTGATCTTGATTGCTGCAGCCTTGCTGCGAATGGGCGCTGCTATTGATAGTGTTGTCATTTTGAACCCCTATTAAGTGATTAATCGAATATTACAGCCTGAGAGTCTAACTTGTAAACCGCTTGAATTTTAGTTCCTGCCTTGTTTACCCCATAATCTAGCATCTTGCCGTCCACAACTGCAAAGACATGGCCGCGCTGCTTTACAATATACCGCCCAGTTTTAAGGCTTGGTAATAGATTCTCAAGGGTTATCCCAGCCAGTGCCGGAACTGTTTTAATTGCTTGCTTGATATACCTTGCGCCCTTAGTTGTCCCGTAAACCGCCTGAAGTTTAAAACCTAAGCGAGTGTACACTGGATGCCACTGCTTGAAAAATAAACCCTTGCCATTTTCTCTCCCAGCCCTTGCCATTATCTTATGGGCTAACTTATAAGGTAATCCGGCTGCGTTGGCTAAAGCCCTTACAGTACAGTCGTTAGCCTCATTAATAAACCGCTCAACACCTTTACAATCGCTTGCAATAGTTCTCATGTTTAAGCCTCTTGGTTAGTTATTACAAGTGTTAGTCTACACCTAAAACGGATTAGTTCAAGTAAAAGTTACTAGGGAAAACCCTTATGTTGACTAACCTACTCAGGTATGTTGTTTATTTACCACACTCTGTCTAGTGTTGCATAAATGAGACAAGGGCTGAAGTGCACTGATATGGTGCATAATAGACTCTCTCTTCAGACTGTGGTATCTATACAACACTATGTAATTGAGAATGATTCTCATTAGCATCTGTTGCGTAAATACAACACTATTCATTTATGCGTATAGCTGCATAGACGGGGGGAGGGGGTGTTGTGTAGTCTTAATTTTATGAGGACCCTGTAGCACACAAGAGAAGGCAAAATAGACCCTATATATAGGCTAAATTGTCTATGAAAATACTAGATGTGGTAGCGCTATAAAGTCCTTATAAATCAATAACTTACATCTGTGCAGTACACCCTTGCAGATCTTAACTAAAAAGGACAGTGCTTATTCCTTCGTAATACCCAGAAGAGATGCCCTCTCCAGCCCTAAAGAGGGACAGAGCAGTAGAAATAACTTGACAAATCTCTAAAAATATGCTATAATAGGTGTTATAGTAAGAAACAACAATAAGTAATTATATAGATCTGAGCAGTTGATCGCCTAAGAAGTTACTAGTAACAACTAGTCATCTAAGAAGGAATATTATTAATAATAATTACTAGTTACCTTCTAAACAGTTATATCTACTACATACTAAAACAACTGATGTAAACTATATAGAGGAGAATTTAGTGTCAAACACTGAACCTCTGTCTGAAACGAAGTTGCCCCCTAGAAAGCGTGGCAGACCCCGTAAGGCAGACATTGAAGCCAAGAAGAGTCGTAACGCTGTAGGAAGACCTCCCGGAGAGGCCGCCAGGATAAAAGAATTCTATGCTCGTTTACTGTCCACCAGTGGCGAGAAAGTAATTGAGACTGTACTTAGGAAGGCGATGGATGATCAGGATAAGGATCAGGTTGCTTGTCTTAAGATGTGTATCGATAGGCTCTTGCCCCTAAGCCATTTTGAGAAGCAGGGACAGGGTAGGTCTAACGCAATTCAGGTACAGATTGTTACTACTGGTACACCCCAGATAGCTGCAAGAGAAGCTGAACAGATTGACTATGAGGTAGTGGATATGGAGGACTCTAGTGGCGAATCTTAGAGTCGAACTACATCCTAAGCAGACGGAAGTATTTAATGATAATCACCGTTTTAAAGTGGTTGCTGCAGGACGAAGATTTGGAAAGTCTCGTCTCGCTGCTTGGACCCTCATCATTGAGGCACTAAAAAGTAAAGAGAAGGATGTATTTTATGTTGCTCCTACTTTTCAGCAAGCTAAAGACATTATGTGGACGGTTCTTAAGGAACTTGGACATGAAGTTATCAAAAATGTTCACGAGAACACGGCGGTAATAACTTTAGTAAACGATAGGAAGATTTACCTAAAAGGGTCTGACCGTCCAGATACAATGCGAGGTGTTGGTCTTGCTTACGTTGTAATTGACGAGTATGCGGACATGAAGCCGCAAGTGTTTGAGCAGATCCTTAGACCAGCACTGTCAGATGTAAAGGGTGGAGCACTGTTCATTGGAACCCCAAAGGGCAGGAATCACTTCTACGAGTTGTACCAGATGGCCCAAAAGGATGAAGATGAAGATTGGTCCTCGTTTCACTTTACTTCTTTTGATAACCCTCTACTCGATCCTAAAGAGATTGAGGCGGCAAAGAAGTCAATGTCTTCCTTCAGTTTTAGACAGGAATACCTTGCTAGTTTCGAAGCCGCTGCGTCAGACCTATTTAAGGATGAATGGATTAAGTATGTTGATTCTGATGATCTGCCTGATGACGGTGCTTATTACATCGCTGTTGATTTGGCTGGCTTTGAAGATGTAAGCAAGCAGGCCAGCAACAAGAGGAAGAATCTTGATGAGTCTGCGATAGCTGTGGTTAAGGTTTGTCAAGATGGTTGGTTTGTAGATACTATAGTGGCGGGTCGATGGGATATCAAAGAAACAGCTTTAAAAATATTAGACACAGCAAAAAGTTACGATGTCAGATTAATAGGTATAGAGCGGGGAATGGCAAAGAATGCCGTACTCCCGTACCTACAAGACTTGATGAGGAGGAAGAACTATTTCTTGTCAGTGATAGATCTGACTCATGGCAACAAGAAGAAGACGGACCGTATAGTATGGGCTTTACAGGGTCGCTTCGAACATGGAAGGATTAGTTTAGTTAGAGGCGAGTGGAATAAGCAGTTTGTGGATCAACTTCTAAACTTCCCTAACCCACAAGTCCATGATGACTTAATTGATGCCTTAGCCTACATCGATCAGATCGGTATCACAGAGTTTGTAGGCGTACTGGATGAAGAAGAATACGAAGCCTTGGATGACATATCAGGATACTAGGAGACAGCATGGACTACGAAATGATGAAAGAACAAGAAGAGATGGTTCCACTAAACTGGGATTCTCTAATCAGTAACGAAGGCGTATTTGAGGCAATCAAGGAAGAGTTAGATGCTCTGTCCCCTTATTGCATGATGAAGATTATCACTGCAGCCAAGGGTGAGGGCTTAAAAGACGCACAAATCTTTAAGCCTATGACCAAGGAAGTAGAAGTAGAGTACGAGGAATTAGAAGGTAGTGACCCATTTGGTGATACCACTGAGGACTAAACATGGCTGATTTTAAAGAAGATCCTATTTCTGAAGCAGATCGTGCTCTAGTTGAGTACGTTACTACTCACTGTGATCGCTGGCGTGAGTTCAAGGAAGTAAACTACGAGAAGAAGTGGGATGAGTACGAGCGTCTGTACTACGGTATCTGGTCTGATGAGGACAAGACCCGTGAGTCTGAGCGTTCTAAGATTGTGTCTCCTGCTATCCGTCAGGCGGTAGAGAACAAAACCTCAGAGATTATGGAGGCTACCACAGGTCGTGGTGAGTTCTTTGAGCTGCAAGACAATGCAATGGACGAGAACCAGATGTCTGTTGACGTTGAGATGATTAAAAAGCAGCTCCACGAGGACATGAAGAAGACTAAGACCGATAAGGTTTGGTCTGAGGTGGATCGTAACGCTGAGGTCTATGGTCTCGGTATCGCTGAGATTCAGGTTAAGACACAGCTTGAGATGGTTCCTACCATGCAACCACTACCAGGTGGGCAAGGAGCAGCTATCGGTGTCAACGAGACAGAGCGTGTGATTGTTCCTACTAAGTCAATCCATCCTCGGAACTTCCTCTGGGACCCTAACTCAGACACGATTGATGATGCTTTGGGTGTTGCTGTCGAGGAATACACTAGCTTATTTAAGGTCGTACAAGGGATTGAGAATGGGGTCTATCGGAAGGTTAATATTGGTCCTGAGTATAGTGATAATAGTCTTGAGCCAACACAGTTGGATACACTCTATGAAGAAGATAAGGTCCGTATCCTCCGTTATTACGGCTTAGCTCCTCGTGAGTTCTTAGAGACTGTAGAGAATAATGGTGCTGAGGTAGCGGTTCTGTTCCCTGAAGACAGCCAAGCAGCAGATTACCAAGATCTGGTAGAGGCTGTAATCGTTATCGGTAACAACCAGTACCTGCTGAAAGCTGAGGCTAATCCGTACATGATGAAGGATCGGCCTATTGTCACCTACACACCAGAGAAAGTCCCTGGTCGCTTAGTGGGTATCGGCACAGTTGAAAAGGGCTACAATATGCAAAAAGCTATTGACGCTCAACTCCGTAGTCATCTGGACTCTTTAGCACTGACTACGGCCCCTATGATGGCAGCAGACGCTACAAGGCTCCCTCGTGGTGTAAACTACAAGGTCCAGCCTGGAAAGACCCTGCTTACCAACGGTAATCCTAACGAGATCCTGTTCCCATTTAAGTTTGGGTCTACAGACGCAGGCAACATCACCACCGCCCAGCAGTTTGAGGTGATGCTCCTTCAGGCTACAGGAACCCTAGATAGTCAGGCGATGACCCGCTCTGTGGCCCAAGGAGAGGCTGGTGGGGCTTCTATGTCCCTTGCTATGTCTTCTATCATTAAGAAGAATAAGCAGGCGCTCATGAACTTCCAAGATGACTTCTTGATCCCTCTGATTAAGAAGGTAGCCTACCGCTATATGCAGTATGACCCAGAGCGTTACCCCAGCCGTGACTTCACCTTTGTCCCTGCCAGCACTCTTGGCATGGTAGCTAGGGAGTACGAACAGCAGCAGTTCATTGGATTGCTTCAGACCCTTGGTCCTGACAGCCCTGTCCTGCCCTTGGTCTTAAAAGGCATCATCAAAGGCTCTAGCCTGTCCAACAAGGAAGAGCTTTCGGCTGCTTTGGACCAGATGAACCAGCCTGACCCAGCCCAACAACAGATGGTAATGGCCCAACAGGAGGCTCAAATTGGACTTCTACAGGCCCAGATCGCTGAACTGCAGGGTAGAGCACAGGAAAGTCAAGCCAACGCCCAGGAGAGCCTTGCAAAGGCCCAGAAAACCAGTGTTGAGACCCAGCTCATGCCTGAGAAGATGCGGATTGATGTGATTCAGGCTTCTTCGACTAACCTTTCCAACGAGACTACGGATGATTTTGAGCGCAGACTCAAGCTTGCCAACATAATCCTGAAGGAACGGGAGCTAAAAACCAAGGAAAACATCGTAGAAGCACAAACTGGTAGAAAAGTACAGTAAATACTTGACAAAACTCTAAAGTTGTGGTATAATTAATACATTGTTGTAGAAATACAACACAGTCCTTATAAGGAGAAACTGTGGACAAAGAATTACAAGCCTATTATGAGGCTAGATTTGACATGATGACCTCTAAGGGCTGGAAAGACCTCTTAGAAGACCTTCAAAAGGTAGCTGAAGTGTCAAGGGATTTAGACAGGTGTACCAGCGTAGAGGATCTGTACTACGCCAAAGGACAACTAGACATCCTAAACTTCATTCTTAAGCTCAAGCAATCATCTGAGGATGCTTACGAGGAGCTAACAGCGTGAAGCGGATATTTGAATTTAGGTGTGCAAAGGCACATCTTACAGAGAAATTGGTAGACGATGAGACACGCAGCATAGACTGTCCTCATTGTCACAATGAAGCTTCTCGTATTATCTCGTCACCCAGAATCAGGCTAGAGGGCATCACAGGTGCGTTTCCTTCAGCGGCTGATGCATGGGCTAGAAAACACGAGCAAGCAGCAAGGGCCTATCAAAAGAAAAGCGAGAGCTAATCCGATGGGTATTTTTAATTTCCTAGAATCCGTTGTGGACAGGAGGATAATGTGGCAGAACTAATCGACACGCAAGAAGAGTTATTTGATGCAGCAGACATTAAACAGGCAGATGAGCCTCAAGTAGAGCAAACTCAAGAGCCAGTAGCACAGGAGGAAACTGAAGAGGTTCTTCCACCCAAGTACAAGGGCAAGAGTCTTGATGAAATTGTCAAGATGCACCAAGAGGCTGAGAAGCTTATTGGTAGACAAGCCCAGGA